TTTCATGGGTGGGTCTCCATTATAAGAACTCGGCCCGCTCTCGTCGTATCTTGTTCAAGTGTTCGACGGCGGCGGTGTAGTCGAGGTCGGGGTTTAAGATTTGAATGGCTTCGATGGGTGAGATTAGACCAGCTTGGAGCTTAGCGAGGATGTCTTCCCGCTGTGCTTTGAGCTCCTCAGGTCCAAGAGCCAAGGATTGATAGCTGACACGATAGCCGGTTTCGGGAAGGTTGGTTCCCAAATATCGGTTACAAAGAGCTGCTGATTTGGCGAGTAAGTCTTCGTCACCCATTCGGAATACTGGGGCGAACTTGCGCTGGGCTTCACGCTGTCCGGCTCGGTCAATCGAAAGGGCATATCCTGAACGGGGGTCGGCGTTCTGTCGTGTGATTGATTCAGGTGCTACCCCTGAAGACACGGCCACCCTCAGTTCATACTTGGCGACACTTTCCAAGAGCTCGTCCGGCTTGATTGGTGGGTTGAAGGTTCCAACAAGTGGTTGTCCTGTCGTGTCTGGGTCGGATTGTAGAATAAGGATTGACGAGGGATCCGTTGAAACGGCCGCTCGGCGACTGACCATATCTTGATCCATGGCGTTTAAGCCAGCGACTGAAGCCCCCAACATGTATTTCTGAGCCCATGCATTGTCTCTGACGCAGTGAAGGAACATGGTATAGAGGACCGCACTATTCAGTGAACCATAAACAAGAGTATTTCCGTCTAAAAAGTTCCATAATTCGCCAGTCTTCTCCGCATGATAAACCGTCAAGGGGAGAAACGGCTGGCCTAGCGAGTTCCGGAAAGGAAAGTCCTCGCCTCTATGGGTTGGATGTCCCATGTAAAGCTCGCTGACATCCTCGCCCAATGAGCCGTCTTTGTTTGCTTTGAACATTCCGAACATCGGCTCTGATATGTTTCGGATGTCGATGACATCACAGACCCATTCTTGTTCATTGGTGATTGGATTGACACGAATTCTGTATTCTCGGTAATAGACTGGGATGTCTGGCTGGTCTGGGTCTACCTCACAATAGACATTATCCGGAGTGACGCACCGGTAGACAAGTCCAGGACGATCTGGTTCTACGCCTCGAGTATGGGGTATGACCTCAACCCGAACGATTGTTTCTCGAAGACCGAGAACCATTTGTTGTACTCGTTGCATCATCGGCCAAAGACCAGCTCGAGTTGCGTATCCTTCACGACCCACAAGGGCGCTTAGGTCAGCTCCTCCAGCTGTAACTGTTGGACTGTCTGTATAGAGAACAGACAATTGGCGGGTGACCTGCTCGAAGGGGTTAGAGCTCAAGTCCGAAGGCCCCCAGCTTTCACGCCTATCCGGTGACAGGTGGCGGGCTAACTCGTCCTCAAGGTCCTGTTCCCATGAGCCCGTCAACATCCTTTTCCTTAACGAGGTAAATTCCCAGCGCTTCTGGTCTAGGTTATTTGGGGCTACTGGTTTGGTTGGGTAGGTATACGACAACATTAGTACATCCTAATTCTAGCGGGAGGCGTGAACCTTTTGTGGACGACCGGTAGTACGCAATAGCGCAATGCATCGACCGCATGACCGTGAGGGTCCGTCGATTTTTGCGAGCTCGTGCGCTTGAATGTATAGCGCTGTAAACTCTGAATTAATTGGGTACATTCAGGTCTCACATAAAAGTGCTGTTTGGCCATAATGCTATATAGCACACTGGAACCATAATAGACCGAACTTTTGAATTTTAGGGCCGTTCGTATCGTGAAAGGTAATCCCCTCGGTGGAAGGTTCAATACCCGCTCGAAAGCCCTCATCAACATCCCGTTCGACATCTTGAAACCTGTTTGGCCTCGCCCAGCGTAGTGAGCTCCGTCACCAGTCCATGAACACATTGATGGATCGACATGGTGGCGTTTCAACATTTCAAGGATCCCTCGGACATGATGTTCCGGACTTGACGCCCCGCCGGTATATTCGCCCAAGACATAAACCTTTGGCTCTTGGTAGTTGGCCATGTCGATAGCTGCGAGGACTGCGACTTGGCTGTTTGGCTGGCTTCCATGGTCGATACCCACGGCGAATTTGTAGTCCCCACCACTTGGGACCGGTGACCCGCTTATCATGGACGGGTCGAAGTTATCAAATATAAGCTGTTTCGGGTCGATACCAACATCCCACGACCCGTTCAATCGAGCTTCCCTGTCGATGGGGAGATAGGTCGAGGCGATATTGTCGATTTGGGCTTGGCTCAATAGGGGGTCACAATCTAAAGGCGTGGTGTCGGGAACTGTCAACGGCGCACGATGACAAGATATTCGATTGTCCTCAACCATTCGTCTAAGATAGCTAACATCTTCACCAACTGGGGTCATGGTGATAGCGATGGTCCCCGTCTTTCCACCAGCTCCACCTCGGAGAACACGAGCCGCCAATTCTCCCCAAACTGATTCAGGGATGGGCTCGTCGATTGCGACAAAACCAATTGAAGCGGAAGCCAAGCCGAGACCCTGTTGGGCGGTCTTTATTCGGATAATCGAACCATTCTTGAAACGTACAATTGGAACCTGACCTCGAAAGCCCTTTCCAGGAACGAACACACAATCGTCCATTAACATCCCATCGGGGATCATCTCGAACAGCTTCTCTTGAATGGTCCGGCTTTGGTCGTGGCTGTGGGTGATAAGCCAGCTTTCATTCGGCGCTGGGTCTGTCTTCAGATATGGATGACAATCGAGGGCACGATACAACAGCTCCATAACGCTACACCGAGTTTTCCCCACTTGGTTCCCACCCAATAGAAGCTTGATGGGTGAAGGGTCCTTCAAGAAAGCGAGCTGGGGAGGGGTCGGTCTAAAATACGACAGGGGATTTGTAGCGGCTCGGCGCTTCAGCTGGAGAACTTGACGGGCTAGGTCAATCATAAGCGCCTATCGAAAAGCTCAACGCATTGTTTGTAAGCGTCTCCCAGCTTGGAACACTCTTCTAATATCACCAGCTTGTTCTGAATGTTGGATATTTGTTCGCACTCTCCACCTGAAGTCTTCGAGTCGATTCCCCTGGTTGTCATGCGACAGAACATTTCACGACAAAGTAGATCCCCATTCGTGGCGATATATTCCGAAGAACATGGAACCTTCAACAAGTCGGGCTCCGTTAGGTTCTCGCTTGGCTTATGAAGGGCGATTGTCGATTTGACGATGTCTTCCACATTGACGGTTTCGGGCTCCGGCTTGTTTCTTTCGACGACTACCCAAGCGGAGGTCGTGAGGGCTACCCCACCCAATAATCCGAGAACTATTAACATTTGACTATCCTTTGAACGAGACAACATTGGAGGTATCCATGGTGAGACGAGATTGGAGGCGTTGACGAAGAACCGGTGGCATTGACAAGACAGCCGCTTCGATTTGTCCGATGAGCTGTTCGTCCGTCATCCGCTCGAGACCGTCTTCGGCTTGTTCTCCTTCCATGGCCCGAAGTTCTGAGACCATCGAAACGAGTTGTCGTTGTAAAGCTGCGTACGCTTGCCACGACTGAGCAGCTGCGGCGGAAGAAATCGCCTTTTGTAAATCTTCGATTTGGTTCTTGAGTAGCTGGACGGGGTCGTTGGTCTTCTTCTCTGGTTCTTCTTCTGGGATATGCATTGGTGCATTCAAGCGATAGAGGTATCGACGCTCGAGGAGCCAAGCCGCCGCCCTCCAGTCTTTCCGGCTTCCTTCTTCGATTCGCTTAAGCATGAACTGGGACCGTTCATGGTTCGCCGCTTGGACTTGTCGAAAGAACTCGGCCCACATTGGGGTCACCCCGTCACGACCCTTTCGAAGATATTTGTAAAATGTTGAGGGTGCAACCCCCGCCGCTTCCGCTGCGAGTTTATAAGTCGCTCCGAGCTTCAACGCTTCAATCGCTGGTTGGAGCTGTTTTAAGGTCACTTGTTTCCTTGGCATTGTTGTGGGTCTCCTATGCTAAGCAAATGGGTTTATTTGGGGTGTGAGGGGCTAAAACGGGGCAAAAAATCAGGGGTCCTTCCGAGAAGGCTGGCGTACGCACAC